ATGGGGACGATAACGGCGCGGCCGCGAAAGGGCGGCGGGGTTGGGTATACCGCGCAGATCAGGATCAAGCGCGAAGGAAAGGTAGTTTATCAAGAAAGCCAGACCTTCGACCGCAAGCAAACTGCGCAAGCATGGGTGAAGCGACGAGAGACGGAGCTGGCCGAGCCCGGTGCGCTCGCGCGTGCGAATCGGAAGGCGTCGATGCTGCGAGACATTATCGACCAGTACCTCGAGGAGTACGAACGGATACGGCCACTGGGCAAGACCAAGCGTGCAACATTGAAAGCGATCAGCGGCACTTGGCTGGGTGACTTGGCAGATGCAGAAGTAACAAGCCAGCGGCTGGTGGAGTATGCGACCTGGCGGATGGGGCCTGATGGTGGCGGAGTGAAGGGGCAGACTCTTGGCAACGATCTGGCTCACCTTGGTGCGGTGCTGTCGGTAGCCAGGCCGGCCTGGGGCTATGACGTCGACCCGCATGCGGTTGGTGATGCGCGCAAGGTGCTGCGTAAGCTCGGGGTGCGGACCAAGAGCAGTGAGCGCGATCGGCGGCCGACGGCGGATGAGCTGAACAAGCTGCTTGAGTATTTCTTCGAGACCCTGAAGCGGCGGCCGAGCTCAATCAACATGCCGAAGATCATCGGGTTCGCCATTTTCTCCACCCGACGTCAGGAAGAGATCACTCGTATCCGCTGGGCCGACCTGGATGAGAAGCGGCAGGCTGTGATGGTTCGGGATATGAAGAACCCGGGGCAGAAGATCGGTAACAACGTGTGGTGCCATCTGCCTGACGAGGCCTGGGTGATTCTGAAAAGCATGCCGAGGCACTGTGAGGAGATCTTTCCCTACAACAGCTACTCGATCTCCGCTTCTTTCACGCGGGCGTGCAAGTTCTTGGAGTTGGACGACCTGCGGTTTCACGACCTTCGACATGATGGCGTGAGCAGGCTTTTCGAGATGGACTGGGATATTCCACGGGTGGCCAGCGTGTCAGGCCATCGGGACTGGAACTCGCTGCGGCGCTATACCCATTTGCGTGGTCGGGGGGACCCTTATGCGAAGTTTCCATGGTTGAAGCGTATCATCGGATGAAACGATTGCTAGTTGATTACCTAGAAAGTAAGCAACACTATTAATAAGGATGTGGCAATGACGGCGGGAAAAAGAGCGGCACGGTGGAGGAATGGAACTAGGCCCGATGTAATTCTAGGTAAAATCAGGAAAGTGGCTACCGTCACCGAGGATAATAGAGTTCAGTTTTCCGGAATGGACTATTTCGATGATGACGCGCTGCTTCACGGGTCAATAGATTACGGCGAAGATCTGAGCTTTGATGTGAAGCAAATTGTTCGCAGCAAAGCCGTTACGAGGTGGGTGACAAAGGGAAAGTTTACTTCCGCTGACTTTATCGGTGAGCTTAACAAGGCAATAAATGATTATCTAGTTGCTGAGGACAGGGATTTTGTTGTCGTTTCTTCGCTCTCGGTAGAATCGGAAGGCGTGCCTTTCAGGATCGTACGGTTGCCGGAATCTACAATTAATCTATATGGGGCGTTACCAAAAAAATTTGCAACTCGATCCTCCCATCAAGATCGCTGGTCGAAATTGTTTCCCAGTAAGTCTGATTTGCCGGAAACATACACTGCGGTCGCTATATCCCTCAGAGCTAAGCATAAGTCCGACGCTATAACTAAAGCTTTTCACGATCTTGACTATGTACGGGGACTGCTCGCGCTTTCGATTGTACCCGGAAATAGCTTTACGCTGGGAGCCCACCAAGATCAACGGCCACTCAATCGGGTCATGCTGGGAGGTCTACACAGTTTGCATGACACTAACGGACAGTTAGTTGATGCGGACCAGTTTTGGTATGAGCCCAATTACTTCGAAAGGCAAGCGATTAACGTAGCTGATAGAAAGGATCGCATCCGGAGCGAATTTCAATTCTATCGCAACGGTATAGCTCGCGCGATAGGAGACGATCGCAAGATTTTAGAGGATTCAGTAATTCGCTATGCGAGGGCGTTAGATGAGGCGGATCGTAATATTGTCATCTTAAAGCTGTGGTCCGCGCTGGAGCATCTTGTAGTCCACGGTGAGCAAAAGCCTGAAGAATTAATAAGTAGGTGTGCGTTTGTTTTTTCTAATGATTCGTATGTTGATCAGGTTCTAAGAGTTGTTCGGGCTTGCCGGAATGATAATGTACATAAAGGAATTCAAGGGGAAGGGCTGGATAGCTATTGTTACCAACTCCATCGGATCTTTAGAAATATGTTGGGTTTCTATATAAGCCGTCTTAAACGCTTTGAGTCGACGTTGGGACAGGTCAATGAATTCTTAGATCTTCCAGCCTCTACAGTTTCTCTGGAAGAGCGGTTGGTTAAAGTCTCAAACGAGACTCGCTTGTTGAAAATGGCCTTAAGATTCCGAGGCGGCAGCCGGTGATACTCAGAGGCTTACATGGCTTTTTTTAGTCGACCGTGCAGTTTGTCATTTTCAGCCACGGCCTTGCGGCGTTGCTCATCGAGGTAAGCCGCCAGGTCGGTGAGGTGCACGCCCTTGGCAGCCTTCTGGCTCCCCTCGATACGGACCACGGGCAGATCCACCTCGCCGGTTGCTACCTTGCGCTGGAGCTTGTCCGGCGTCAGGTGGCTGAAGTAGTCCGCGCACACTCGTTCAAGCGGGATGATCGCCTGGCCGTTGTACTGGGCCATCAGCAAAAATGCGGTGTTCATCGCCGTTTCCCTCCCTTGCGATGCATCTTGGGGCTGCCGTGGTAGCGGGTAATTAGTCGCGCCGCGCTCATATAGCGCTCCACTGGACATGGTGGCGATAAGCCGGCAGTGTCATGTGCTGACTGATCGGGAGAAAAAGATGTATTGCCGTAATGCTTGGCGGGCACTTAAGGAACACGCAGCGATTACCGTACCCGGAGTGGTGGGGGTTTTCGCCGCAGTCTATGTACTCATGCTGGCCGTTCATGCTGGTGAGGTAGGAGCGGCTTGGGTTCAGGCGATCGGTTCGATTTCCGCAATAATGGCGGCTTGGCTGATTCCCCTGATGCATGAGCGTGCGAGGCAGAAGCGGCATCAGCATGAGATTTATGATTCGGCGGGTTGGCTTGCTGTGCGTATAAGCAATACGCTGAACGGCATCGATGAGACGTTGAAATGCGCCGGAGCGGAAGAAGATCCGATTGCCGTGATCAAAAGTTGGCGCATGTTCGAATCGCTGTCTTCGTGTGAAGTACAAAACAAGGCAGCCGAAGAGCTGCCCTTGTCCGCCTTCTCCGGTTGGGAAATTTCGTACCTTATCGCTATTCGAAGCTCGGCCGCCTTTTGCCTTGAGTGCGTGAAGGTTATCGAGGATTGGGACTTTGAAAGCTCCCCAGACATAGCCAGCGCTTTTCCCCTTTACGCACGGCTTCAGGTTCACCAGAGCCAAATCAATTGGGCGAAGGAACACACCTATAATAGGCCCGGATCGAAACTGCCTCGTGTAACTACGAATTGACGATCCAGTGGCCGGGGTACCGTAGACACACCTCTTAGAAAACAGCCCCCTGAGTCGGTAATCGATCAGGTTGAGAACCAGCACCATATCATCCGCCGCCTCCCTGTATCGCTTAGCCGTTTTCCGCTGCATATTCATTTTTACCTCACATGCACTGCGGCGCAGCGGCGCCGGTGTGTTCGGCGTCGACGCGCTCCCAGGTGGAGCGAGCGCGGGCGCGGTGGGTGGATTGCATTAGCTCGAGCAGGCGGTTGTGGTAGTGCAGGAATGCCCGGGAGGGCGTCCAGTTCTCCAGCGGTTTGTTGAGCGGCGTGACGCCGGCGAGGCATTCCCATTCGCCGGCGTGTTCCGGCATGAGCTGGGCGCGCTCGGTGGCCAAGGCGATCATGTCCGCCTCGTGCACGCAGGCGGGCAGGTCCGGTTCGAGGTGGAAGTGTTCGCAGATGGCCAGCCAGGCCTTGCGCTCGACCTCGTCGTACAGCGAAACCAGACACTGCCCTTCATAGAACTCGCGCATGCCGAGCTTGAGCGGGCGCACCATGTCGCCGACGTAGGCCTCGGTAGCGTCGTGGAGCAGGGCGGCGAGCTGGTGTTCGGTCGGGACGATGCTGGCGACGAGCAGGCTGTGCTGTGCAACCGAGTAGTGCCGGCTGGTGTGGCCGTTGAAGCGGCAGAGCTGCGACAGGGCGTGGGCGATGTCCAGCGTGCTGACCTGGTCGGCTTTGGGCGCGAGCAGGTCGAAGCGGCGGCCGGAGCGGGTGAGTATCCAGGTCATACCATCACCTCCACTTCCATTGCCGGCACGGTTTGCCAGTAGCGGTCGAAGAGGGCGCGGGCACGGTTGGAAAGGCGGCGGCAGATCTCGGCTTGGTCGTGCGAGCCGAGGCCGGCGAAGGTGTTGGAGGCGAGGGTGAGCTTGTCTGCCATGGCGACGAGCTGGTTGGCGTCATCCTCTGTCATGCAGCGAGCTTGCAGGTCTGCGACGTGCTTGCGGCAGGCGTCGAGTTCTGCGGTATTGGCCTCAAGTGCCTGGGCGGCATGGAAGCGGCTCATGGTGAGGGTGTGCTGGGCCGCGTCGACGTCACGGCGGGCCTGTACAAGCTCGTGACGATGGGCGTGCAGGCCGCGCTGGTAGCCGATGTCGAACGCCTCGCGCTTGCCCTTGCGCAAGCCCTCATAAAAGCCGATGCCGAACAGGATGGCCATGGCCGCGGCGGCGCCGATGAAGGCGATGATCTGAATGGTGGTGAAGTTCATGTGCTGTGTCCCCGTTTTAGCCCGCCGGCTGGTGAGGCCGGCGGGGTGGTGGTTGCTGTTACTTGCCGAGGGAGAAGGTGCCGATGGTGAGCGGCACCAGACCGCCAACTTCCTGCTCGAGCACGTCCTTGAATTCCTGGGCGAAGGCTTCGCGCTGGGCTTCCTCCCCGACCCACCGGAGTTTCAGGAGTGGCTCGTCGCGGCCGGTGATGACGGACAGGCGCAGCTTGATATCTGCCACGTCCAGCCCTTCGAACGGCACGGTGGTGAAGATGAAGGCGGAGGGCAGGGTGTCCTGGCTCTTGGCCTCGATCTCGTCCATGGCCGAGCGGCTGGCGGAGAAGTCGCCCACGTTGCTGTCGCGCTGGCTGGTGGCCTTGATGACCATGCGGCGCACGGCGTTGATGGCCTGGAGCATTTCGAGGTTGGACTCACCGTCCCGCGCTTCGAGGTTGGGGAGCCAGTCCTCCAGCCATTCGGCGAGATCCTTCTGGCTGAGCGTCCTGCCGATCACGCTCTGGAGGGCGGAGTAGGCGGCGGTGGGCTTGAGGGTGAGCACGGCTACGTCATCGCCGTGGCCCGCCGCGCCGGGCTCGCCCAGGTTGAAAATGACGGTGGCGCGCATGGCGTCCTGGTCGATGAAGCCGAGCGCCTTGACCGGTGCGTTGTCATCCACCACGTCATGGCTTTCGGTGTACTTGATGAAGTCCTGCAGGGAGTGGGTGGCCATGGTGCCGCGGAAGCGGTCGCGCATCGGCTGGGATGCTTCCAGCGACTGCAGGCGAATACCCTCTGGCAGTACCGCTACGGTGGTGCCGCCCTCAATGGTGATCGGCTTGGCTGCGGCGATCACGGCTTGGGACTCAATGTGTTGGATGGCTTCTTTGCTCAGCGACATGCTGTGTCTTCCTGTTGGTGAGTGGGGCTTGGTGAAGCGGGTCAGACTTCGCGGGCTTTAACCGGCGCTTCCTCGCGGGTGAACATCTGGTCGGTCGGGCTCGTCTGGAACAGCTCGAGACCGTTCTCGGTGACGTACATAGGCGTGTCCAGCGAGGTGTCCTCACGCTTCTTGCCGCGCTTGGTCGGCTGCACGAAGTCCAGCGTGTGGCTGACGGTCACCTGGTTGCTCTGGCCGATCTGCTTGAGCTTGAACTTGAGCGTTACCTCGCCGGGCTTGCCGTGGTCGACGACGCCGGCGGCGACGTCGGAAAGCGCGCGGCCGACCTGCTGGGCGAATACGCTGGCGTTGAGGGAGTTGATGAACTCGCTGGTATCGGTGGCTTTCATGGCGTGCTGTGCCTCTTTGGTTGCCCTTGGTGGGGGGGGTTATGCCGCTTGGGCGGCGGCGGTTTGATCCAGCCAGTCGGCCAGATCGTGTAGGTAGATGACCCAGGGGCTGCGGTTGGAGCTGGGGTCGAGCTGCCGGATCTTGAGGTTGAGCTGGCCTTCGCGGACTTTGCGGCGCAGGTGCTTGACCGTGGTGATGTGCGGCAGGTGGTCGGTGAGCAGCTGCTCGGCTGTGATGTAGCTGCCGGTGTAGCGGCTGCGCAGGGTGTCGAGCGTGGTCTGCGGCTGTGGCGTCACGGCTGCACCTCCCCGCGCCCCGCCGGGAGGCGTAGGCGGATCAGTTCGGTGATGCCTTCGATGGTCTTGCCGGCCTGCCGGTCGACCACGCTGCCGGTGCCATCTGTGATGACGCAGGCGAACGGTGCGGCCTGCTCAAGGGTGAGCGTGACGTGCGGCAGGTAGCCGGTCGGCAGCACGGCGAACAGGGCGCACCAGAGGCGACCGAGGTCGTCCGCGTGGGGCTGGTTGGCTTGCAGGTGGACGATGGCCTCCGAGCAGGCGCCGCGCAGCACAGTGGCCGGTACCACGCTTGGGTGGTCCAGATGCAGGCTGGTGAGCTTTAGCGCGCCGATCGCGTGTTGGGTGGCAGAGGTGGTCATGCGGCGGCGTCCTTCTTGGTGACAGTGATGCCCAGCTGCTCCGCCAGCCAGGCGATGCCGGCCTCGGTAGCCATGACGACGCCGTAGTGCGTGTAGCTTTTGATGGCCGGGTTCCAGCGGCTGCGGGTATCGACGAACAGCCGGCCCTGGCCGCGCTCGCTGCTGATCAGCTCGCCAGCGTGGTTGAGCAGGCCCAGCTCCCGCATGCGAGTGCGCAGCTTGCGTGGGCCGATGCCGAGCACGGCGGCGGCCTGGTCTAGGGTGCGGTTCATGTTGGCGGGCCTCAGGCTGTGGGGCCGTTGGCCGACAGAGCGCAGCGAGCTTCTGAGATCGCGAGGTCCATCCAGGCGTCCCGGCTCAACTCCGGAAACAGGCGTTTCTGGCGCTCCCATTCCGTGCAGATCTTGCGTAACGCAGGTTCTAGGCTGTTCCGATCCGGCTGCTGCTCGGCCGGGCCGTTCAGTTCAAGCGCGGCGGCGTTGAACGCTGATGTGACTGCAGCCAGGTCGCTCGGGTCAGCGCGCTGCGGTATGGCCTCGGCCGTATCCACCGTGCCGTTGGCTACGGCCTCGATCCAATCGGCAAGATGCTGGGCGTTGGCGCCGTCTTCGCGCTGCAGGGTCATGCTGTGGCGCTGCTCGCGCATGAACAGCACGGCCAGCAGCTGATCGCCGCTGTCGCTGGTGAATGGCTCGATGCTCAGCTCGGCGCGCAGCTCGCGGGCTGGCTGGGTGAGAAGCAGGGTTTCGGTGCCTGCCTGGCTGGCGAGCATACCAAGGGCGGCTTCGCTGCCTCTGGTGAGGGAGAAGGTGCTCATGCTGGCACCTCGCTCTCAACACGCGTGTAAGCAATCAGCTGTTCGATCAATGCTTCTAGATCGGCGCAGACCGTTTTCGCCGGCGCGTCATCCAGATTGAGCGAGTGCGTGAACGCGTCAATATAGATGTATTCCGTGAGCAGCACCCGTGCGCGGTGTTCTTCGACAGTGGCCGAAGCGCGCGCTTTCGTAGGCGAGGGCGTACGGACGCGACATGTGATGCAGTAATTGTCGCCGTCATACTCGCAGGACGCGGTATAGCGCCCGGCAGCGGTGATACGCAGGCAGAGCGCCATGATCTGAAGCGCTATAACCTCGATTCGGCTGTTCATGCTGCGCCACCGAACGGACCGAAGTCTTCAAAGGCAGGCAACGTGTTGCGCTTGAGTTGAGCCGTGCGCAGGGTGACGTGAGCGGTCAGGCCGGTTTCACGTTCGATGCGGCGCACGGTGAAGGGGTTGGATGCCGCTGCCGGGTGCAAAAAGACCGGGCAGCGGGTGCTGCTGTGCTGTGCTGTGTCCATTGTCGCGATCCCGTGGTGAGTGGGTACGCAATGGAATATGTACCATAGGTACAGCTAAGTCAACGGGTTAATGTACCTTAGGTACATAAACTGGTTTCGGTCGAGCGCCAGCGGACGTGTACGCTGCCATCCGGTCGCTTGGTCATGGAGACGCCGTCCGATTGCTGGATTTCGTCAAGAAGGCGCTCCCAATCTTCGGGGCGATCATCTTGCTGTGGCGCTAGATTGGCCTGACATTCGCGCTGAGCGCGCGGCGTGGTGATGGTGCGCTTCACCCGGCGCACCAGCCGGTGGTAGGTCGAGAGTTGCGATGGATGGGTGAACGATGCTGGCCCTTGCATATGAAGTCCTCCATGGTACTTACATCTTTTACTCTAATTGTGAGGATTAAGTTGGACAACTACTGCGTAAGGCGGCGGGGAGTCACATGTAAAGAAATGGGTCAGACTAGTGAAAGTGCAGATACAAAAAACCCCGCTAATGCGGGGTCTTCTTATTTCGTCTTTCGCCTGGTGGTCCTTTTGGGACTCGTTTTGGGAGGCGGCGGAAGATAAAGAGGGAAATCAACCTCTGCTGCGCCTAGCTGTTCTAGCAGCGGCTTTGCGATGTTCCTCAAATAAGGAAACAAGTAGGTGGCAATTTGAAAGGAGCCATGTTCGCCTGTAATTTCTGCGATCGCGGTCTCTGCCATTATTTCGAAATGACCTGCGACGGCGATCGAGAAAAACGGATCTTCTTCACTCTCTTCTCGTGCCATAAACGCAAGTCTTGCGCTTACAGTTCCTCCAACAGCTATATCGGTAATGTCGCTCAATATGTCTGCTTGAAAACGCCCCGCGTAACCGGGGTTTTCATCGGGAGAGGTATTAAAGGACTCGCCTTTTATTTCCATGACCCGAAAGCTTGTGAGGCGCAGATCAAAGAGATTCATTGAACGACCCTCAGCGGCACACGTCTCGCGTTTTCAGGTATGAAATAGTCCGCTTCATAGCCTGCCGGTGTCGGGTAATGGTGATGAATCTGCTGATGACGGCCATGCAGATGGCACTCAATAGCATCCTTAATGAAATCATTAATGCTCTTGTCTTCGCGAGTTGCCTGTTGAGCTGCTTCTCGATGTAGTCTTCTGCCAATTCTTACATTAAAGGTTCCAGAATACGGCTTGTTAGGTTCTACGCCTAGTTCTGCGCATGTTTCGATATAATCATCAACCGCTTCCTTGAATGCTTCATATATTTCACTGACTGTATCAGCGTCGTAGCTAACTACGTCATGAATATGAAGAATCCTTCCAAAAAGGATGTTGTTCTCCAGCGAGAACTCCACCGATCCCTGAAATCCTTTATGCTCAAGAATCTGCTTACTCATCAAATATGTCCTTCCTGTCTGAGTGCGTCTTTGACGTCCTCTATCTGATAGTCAAGCAAAGTGCTATCAGGGTGCCGTTTATGAAGCAAAATTTTGTGATTGACACGGTTCACAAATTTTTTGCGGGATCCTTTTCCCTCGAGCTCCCTATACCCGTACGACTTCATGAGCTTGACCAAATCTTCCCAGCTGAAATCCTTCGGGGCTGGCTCGCTGAGAAACCTCGCGATGAGCTTATCTAGCTTGCTCATTAGGACCTCGACTCGCCGCGAAGGTTGCAACTATAAAGTAGTTGCACCAAAACAAGCAATGCAGACGGGCAGGGTCGGGTTGGCCTGCCAAGGGCCGGTTGGTCTTCCATTTCCAATACCTAATACGATTCAAGTGGTTACGACTGCTGGTGGCTCAAGCAAGCGCGCAGTGATGAGCTCCTGATACTACACCGGCGCTCGGCGGTGTAGTAGCACTATGCCGCATTGAGCTCGGCCCGGATCCCCAATCAGGCGTATCGGCACCTCAACAGCGACACTCGATACAGCCCCTTTAATCCCCTCAGCGTGAGGGGAGTTAGCTAAGAAGTAGAAATTCATAGCTAAGGTCCTCGGCTCTGGCAGCCGCCGGTGATGGAGCTGCTCCGCGACGGTTCCATATCAGGGAACCATCATTAATCACCATCTGTTCGGTAATCCACTCGGTTAAACCCTGACCTTGCTCGGAGGCAGGATCGCGCCGACGTAGTGGATGGTTTCGATCTGCTCGACTGGGATGGTGCGGCGACCGAAAGCGTCGTTGACGGACATCACGCTGACCTCGGTGTCGTTGGCGTAGAGCAGCTCCTTGACCATACTTTCTCCGCTGGTGAGGCAGATCAACACGTATTCACCTGGTACCCATGAGTGGTTGGGTTCACAGACTGCGATCCACCCGGAGCGGATCGCAGGGGCCATCGAATCGCCGCGTAGGCGCAATGCATAAGCGTCAGGGTCGCGAGAGGGGACGTCGACGACTCCGTCACCACCGTCCAGAGCGTACCAATAACCTTCATTACCCAACTGCGCGGTACCGACGATCTTGATCGAGCGATAGGGGGTAACGATGTCTGGACCGATATCTACGTTCGGCTCTGCGGGTTCCAGCGAGGCGTGCATTGGGCCTTCTTCGTACTGAAGCCACTCTCGGCGAACTTCCAGCTCTTGTGCTATCGCCAGCAACTTGCTTGGGCCGGGAATTGACTCTCCGTTGAGCCACTTACTGGCTGCCTTCGGAGTGACGCTGGCTACTTTTGCGAGGCGTGCGCCTGCTCCCCAGGAGTCTATGCCCTTGGCGGCTAGTGCTGCTTTGAGGCGTTTCGAGAACGCCGCGCGGATTTCTTCATGCTGAACCATAGGTTCAATTTCTCACGCTCTTGCATGTACTTTCAGTTCCGTCATAGTATGTACTGAAAGTTCACAAATTGGCCCGGAGCCTTAAGATGAGCTCAGTAAGAGACGCGGTCCGATGTGCTGGCGGCGCCAAGGCTTCGGCGCGGGCATGCGGCGTCAGCGTAAGAGCCGTTTACAAGTGGCTTGCCGCCGATTCTCTCCCGCGTACCGAGTACACCGGTGAGACTGATTACGTTGAGCGGCTTGCGGCTGCTGCAGCAGCAAATGGTTCGCCTTTCAATGCCGCTGAGCTGCGCGAGTCGGCAGCCCCTCGGAAATCAGCGGCCTAAGCACAGACCAAGGCAAACCCCGCCGCGACAGAGCACAAGGATTCGCGCGGAGGGAGGCGATTCCGGAAGCTTCACCAGCAGACCGGAGCCGGCCGGCCCCAAGGGCCAGGAGCAACAAACCTGTCGCCTCGGCGGCAGGTGGATGTAGAGGCTGGAATCAAGGCGCCCACTCACCAAAGTAAAGCAGCCTTGACCCAGCGTTCCGGTAGACGGGTACCACCCCTGACTACCTCAACCCGCGACCCGAGGACACAGCACGTATCGGTAAGGGTCGCGAGCTGTGGGCCAACTGTAGGGCAACTGCCCTGCGGCTGGCTACAGCGTTACCGGGGCATTAACGCTATGAGCCGCAAGGATCTTTTACCGGGCACGGGCCCGGTGCTGAATACCCGCCAGGCGCTATACCGCGCCACACGTGATGCAACAGGGGGCCAGAACGCGGTGGCGCTGACCATCGGGATGGACCCGGACGAGCTGAACAAGCGCGTCAGCCCCACGAGCAATCGCCCCATTCACCCTGAGTTCCTCGAGGAAATCGTTGCGGCTACGCGCGACCCTCGCCTGCTGGCGGCCTTGGTGCGCCCGGCCGGTGCGGTGGCCTATGTGCCCGCGCCGGTACCGGCCACGCATGCCGCGCTCAATGCGCTGGGCAAGCTGCTACGGGCAGAAGGGGATTTTGTTGCGAGTCTGCATGAGGGTGCTGCGGACGATGTGTGGCTGCCACACGAAGTCGAGGCGCTGCGCTACCACGCCAACCGCGTGATTGGCCACGTGCTGGGCATTGTCGCCGGCGCTGAGCTGGCGATGTCGGAGGCCGAGGCAGGCGGGGAGGTGGCCCATGGATGAGCGCGCATTCGAACTGGCGCAACAGCGCGAGCTGGAGGACAGGGAGGCGGCGATTGCCCGCCGTGTGCGTTATGAGGGCGTGAGCCTGAGTGAGTGCGAAGGGTGCGGCGACGAGATTCCGCCTGCGCGGCGCGAGGCGGTAAAGGGGTGCCGGCTGTGTATCGCTTGCCAGGCGGACGAGGACAAGCGGAATGCGGGGGTGAGGCGTGGGTGAGTTGCTAGGCTTTCACAATGCGGGCTCGATACTCATTTGCCTGTTCGCTAAAGGCCTTCACCGTTTGCCTGTAGAAGTCAAACTCTCTATTGAATCGCGCCGTTTCCACGAGGAAGACGTCGTGTTGGCCATCCCGTTGGGCTTCAACCGTTCGCGTCAGATGGGCCGCGGCATCGGAGAAGGAGCTCTTGAGTTCGAGGGCCTTTTTTACACTTTCGTAATCAGGCAGTTGGTAGAAAGGGTATCGATCGAGCTCCGCGCCGACGCCAGCGATAACGCGTGGATCGAAGTGTTCCAGTCCTTCGAGATAGGCGGCAGGGTCCTGCAGATCTTGATGAGCTGCCATCAACAACTCACCGGCGAAATCGGCCATGGCTCCCAGCGAATCATAGAGCTGAAGGGCTTGTTCGTGATTACGGAGTTCGGCGTGGCGCCTCAAGCTGTAGTTCTGTTGAAGGGGAACAGCTACCGCGACTGCCAGTGCGATCAACGTGCCGACGGCTTGTACCCAACTGGCCGTGCCGGGATGCTGCTCGAACCAAACAACAAGCCATTCCATAGCGCCCCTCTGCAGTTGCTCAATCGGATCGCCATGGTGCATGACTTGAAAGGGGACGCCAATGTCTGAGCGCGTACCTCTCACCCTGGCCGACCTGCCGGAGCTGCTGCAGTACATCAAAGCCGATGACCGTGGCACCTGGTTGCAGGTGGGGATGGGCATCAAGGCGGAGTTTGGCAACAACGGGTTCGATGCCTGGGATACCTGGAGTGCCGGCGCCGAGAACTACAGCACGGCGGATGCGAAGACGGTGTGGCGCTCGTTCCGCAAGGCGGGCACGGGCATGGGCACGGTTATCAAGCTGGCGAAGGACAACGGCTGGCATCCGCGCCGGGAGCCGATCACGGCCGACGAGAAGCGCCGGCTGAATGCTGAGGCGGAAGCTCGGCGTGCGGTGCGGCAGGCGGAGATTGAAGCGGACGAGGAGAGGGCGCAGGTGATGCGCGAAGCCGTGGCCGCTGCCTGCGAGTTGATCTGGACGAAGCACTGCAAGCCGCAAGGCGAAAGCCCCTACCTGGAACGCAAGCAGGTGGGGGCTTTTGGTGTTGGCTATTTCCATTACACGGTTGTGCTGGCCATCGATGACGAGCGGCAGCGCTGCGACGTGTGGGTGGGGAGCGAGACGCGCGAGTTCTTCGCGGCCATGCCCAAGCCCCGGCCGGATTCGCTGTCGTTCCTGATGTTCAAGGCGGGCAGCGTTGCCATTCCGCTGCGCGATGCGGCGGGGAAGCTGTGGAGCCTGCAGGCGATCAACGAGCAGGGCACGAAGCTGTTCCCGAAGTACGGGCGCAAGGCGGGTTGCCGGCATGTGCTGGGTGAGCTGGAAGGCGCTGCGGTGATCGGTGAAGCCGAGGGCTACGCGACGGCGGCGAGCGTGCATATGGCGATGGGCTGGCCGGTGGCGATGGCGTTGGACTCCGGCAACATGCCGGCGGTGGCGCGTGACCTGGCGGCGCAATGCCCGGATGCGCTGCTGGTGGTTGCCGGTGACGATGACCCGACGAAGCCCGGTAACCCGGGCCGGAAGAAGGCGGAAGCTGCGGCGGGTGAGGTGGGCGGTATCGCTGCCTTCCCGACGCTGCCGGCCGAAGCCGAGGCGGGGCAGGACTGGAACGATGTGCATGTGGCGTGGGGGCTGGATGCGGTAGCGCAGCAGCTCGACGCTGCTGTTGCTGCTGGCAAGCCTTCCCCGACCCCATCTGATGACGAAGCCGCTGCGCCGGCCGGCTCCTCCGACAACGGGGGGCAGGGGGCGGGCTTTACGGCGGAGCAGATCCTGCGGCGCTTCGCGTTGGTGGAAGGCACCACGCAGGTCTGGGACCAGGACAAGAAGGCGGTGATGAAGAAGACCGCGTTCGAGGCGCTGGTGACGAAGCCGCTGGCGAAGGCCTGGGCGGACGACATGGCCAAGAAGCTCATCGGCGCTGATGCGGTGCGCGAGCTGGAGCAGGCGCGGCGGATGGCTGGCAAGAAGGCCTCGGCGCTGGGGATGACGCCCATCGAGCGGTATGTGTACATCGACGGGACGAAGGATGTGTGGGACCGCGAGAAGAAGCGCCGCATTCCGGAAGGCGCGGTGAAGATGGCGCTGGGCGATGCCTATGCGCTGTGGCTGAACAGCGCTGAGCGGCGGACAGTGGATGTTGATCACATCGTGTTTGACCCGACGATGACGAAGGACCCGGCCGTGTACATCAACACGTTCGAGGGGCTGCCGCTGGAGCCGGTGCGCGATGACGCGGCGTGCGAGAACCTGCGCTGGTTGATCTCCTTTTTGTGCAACCACGAGGAAGAAGCCTTCGACTGGCTGAAGAAGTGGCTGGCTTACCCGTTGCAGCACCCGGGCGCGAAAATGGACACGGCTGTGTTGGCGCATTCGATCACTGAGGGCTCGGGCAAGTCGTTGCTCTTTGCCGATGCGTTCGGCCAGTTGTTCGGGCTGTACGCGGCGACGGTCGGGCAGACGCAGTTGGAGTCATCCTTCAACGCGTGGCAGAGCCGCAAGCTTTGGGCGGTGTTCGAGGAGGTTGTGTCGCGGGACCAGCGTTACAACCAGGTGGGCAAGATCAAGCATCTGATCACCGGCAAGACGGTGCGGATGGAGTCGAAGTTCATCAACGGTTGGGAGGAGGCGAACCATATGAATGCCGTCTTCCTCTCGAACGAGATCCTGCCGTGGCCGATCAGCGACAGTGACCGGCGCATGCTGGTGGTGTGGCCGCAGGAGACGTTGCCGCCGGCGAGGCAGAAGGCGATCGGCGCGGAGCTGAAGGGTAACGGGGTGGCGGCATTGTATGGCTGGCTGTTGTCGCTGGACCTGGGCGACTTCGATCAGCGCACGCGGCCGCCGCACACGGACGCCCGCCAGCGCCTGGTGGCGTTGAGCCGGGCAGGGTGGCAGACCTTCCTCCATCAGTGGCAGACCGGTGAGCTTGGCCGGGAGCTATGGGGCGCATGCCTGTCGACGGACCTGTACGCGTTGTTCCTCGAGTGGTGCCAGCGCAACAAGGAACACGCGATGAGTCAGACGAAGTTCAGCCTGTTCATCAGTGCGGAGGTGGAGAAGACGCGGTCGATCCCCTGGACGGAGGGGGCGAACCGGCGCTTCGGGGCCTTCTTCTTTCCCAGCGACCCTGACTCTTCCCTGCCCCCATCTATGAGCGCAGCTGCGCTTGGCCAGCATGTGGCGGGGTGGCGTGCGAAGGCGAAGCTGGCGGGGTGGGATGTGGACGGCTGGGACCACTTGAAGGGGGCTGCGGCATGAATACGACGAAAAGTGTGTTGGGTGTGTTGGGTTGTGTTGGGTTGGGTTTGCGAACCCAGCACAGCGAGAGGCCAGCAACGGCAGGACTTTGCGGGGTGTGTGTTGGGTGTGTTGGGTTTGGCGTCGCGCGCGCGCATGCGTGTGTTTTGTTGCAACGGCTGAACGAGGCTGATGAAGCGAGAAAAAATTGCTACGCGAGAACCGAAAAACCCAACAAACCCAACACACTCAACACAGTTGCTTTGAAGGCAGTGATTTATAAGGGTTTTAAGTGTGTTGGGTTTGTGTTGGGTTGGCGGTTTTGTGTCGGGTTGGGGGGCAGAGCATGATCGAGGCCATGGAGGTGCTGTTGCAGGCGTGGGGCCGTGAGGTTGTGAACCCTGCTCTGGATGTGGCCATCGCCTCGCCGCTGGGGCGGCTGGGTGACGATGCGCCGGGCGGCGTGGGTGGGCATCGCTGCCTGTCGCTGGTGGAATGCGCTGTGGCGATCAGCCGTGCAAGCCAGGCGGTGAGCATGGCGCTGGATGGCATGGCGAAGGATGCGCCGCTCGGGCTCGGATCGCGTGGGCGTGTGCTGCAGCGGCTGGCGCATGTGCGCTACTGCCAGGGGCCGCAGGCGGTGGCCGTGGCGACGCAGTGTGCGCGGCTGGGTATCTCGATGCGGACGTATCGCGCCCAGGTGGATGAGTTGCATGCGGAGCTGCAGGCGGAGTGGCCGGTGGCGCTGGCGCGGTTGCAATCGGCAGAGCGGGGCACGGATGCGCATGCGGCTGCGGTGAAGCGGGCACGAGCGGCGCGTGACGTGGCACGGGAGAACGCCCGGGCTGAGCGCAAGCGGGTGGCTGATCGCAAGGCCGCTGCTCGGGCCGTGAAGGCGGCGGCGGAGTTGCGGAAAGTTGGTGCTGCCAGATGACCGTTCGTCGGGATGGTTTGGCGCGAACAGCGTTAAACCGTGCTCAAGTGTGTTCAACCGTGTTGAACAGCGTTTGCAAAAATCGGCGGTTGCGGGCGTTGCACGTCGGCTGTAGAAAGTGCCCATGGTTGTAGAGCTGCGCCCGCAGCGATAACCGCCGAGCGACGTGCTGTGTCGCGGCCTGTTCCCCCGGCAGGCCAGCCCTCGCAAGAGGGCACCCATTCCAAGGCTCACCCGTAACGGTGGGCCTTTTTCATTTGTGCCGCTGGAGGCGTTGCATGGCTGAGCCAACGAGCACCACGGCAGGCGTTGTGGTGGCAGGTGCGGCCGGTGCCGGCCTGGCTGGATTCATGGCTGGCGTGAACGGCGATGCGGCTGTCGGCGCGCTGCTGGGTGCGCTGGTGTACGTGACGACGACGCATGACCTGCCGATCTGGAAGCGGCTGCTGTTCTTCCTGGTGTCGGCGGTGATGGGCTACCAGTTCGCCCCGGCCATCGTGGAAGCGGAGTTCTGGGGCTTTCGCCCATTCGCTTACCCCGGCCCGGCGGCGTTCGGTGCAGCGGTGCTGGTGGTGACGCTGGCGCTGGCTGCGATCCGCCGGCGCGGCGTGCCATCGATCAGTGACGGAGGCGCGGATGGTTAGTGCTCTGCTGACTCAGGCGACGTTCGTGGTGTGCCTGGTGCTGTTCGTACGGCTTTTCACTTATCGCCGTGGTGCTGCACGGTTCCGTCGCGGTGTGTCGTGCCTGGCCATGTTGGTGATGGGCTGCGCCGGCGCCTCGGTGATCTACATCCTGACCGGCGAGCTGCGTGTGCCTGCCATGGCCTGGCCACTGGTGGTGCTGCTGGCAGTGTTCGCCTGGGCAGTGTGGCAGAGCGGCGGGAACCTGGCCGGCGCGTTCCGGCCGGGTGGCTGGGATGGTGTGGAGCGGCGGCAGGAGGAGAGGCGGACGCCTTCAGCTCGCTGAATCGGGGGTGAGCATGCGCGGTTCTATCACGGCGTGGGATCTGGACGATGCACTTGCTTCGCTCGAGCGCCTCGGAAAAGACCTGGCGCCTCGGGCTCTTGCCGACGCGCTGAACCATACGGCCAACCAAGCGCGGCAAGCGCTGCGGGCGGACATGCAAAGCGTGTTTGATCGCCCCACGCCCTGGACGCTGAATAGCATTCGCATCTTGCACGCCAAGCCATCGGCAGAACCTGAAGCAGCGGTGTGGGTGCAGGATGAGTCAGGCGGGAAGAACCCATTCAGCGCTGAGGATTACCTGCTGCCCCAGGTCGATGGCGGCGACCGAGTCACGCGCCGCTCCGAGAAGTATCTGCGCGAGTCGGGCGTCCTGCCGGCTGGCCGCTTCGTCGTTCCTGCCAAGGGTGCGCGGCTCGATGCCTACGGGAATATCCAGAAAGGCCACATGACGCAGATCCTGTCGGGCCTGAAGGCGATGAAGCTATCGGGCTCCGACAATGCGGCGACTGATAGCCGTCGCTCCCTGCGCAAGGGGCACGCGGTGGCGTTCTTCGTGATTAAGCGCGGCAAGACGCCCATCGGCATTGCCGAGCGGCGTGGTAAGAGCGTGGCAATGGTGCTCGCCTTCGTGCGCCAACCGCAGTACCGCGAGCGCTTCAAGTTCCATGACGTGGTGCGCCGGGTCGCAGAGAACGACGCGCAGCTCGAAGCCAACATCGACAAGGCCATCACTGATGCCCTGGCCGGTCGGCTCCCCAGCCTGCCGAGCCGGCGGCGACGCTGACGCCAGTAACGTGCCACAAGACAGGCCGGGGGCCCCTGGGCCGGCGAGGGGGGCAAGGGTAATTCGAGCCGCGTTCTCGCGTTAGCTGGAGGCCCGGCAAGTTAGTTAACAGGGTTAACAGGGTTAACCGTTGTGGTGTCGTGGGTTAACAGGTGCCGCCATGGAGCTCTTGAGCAAGTCCGAATTCGCAGCGCGCAAAGGCTGGTCCAGGCCCTACGTGTCGAAGCTGGGCAAGCAAGGCCGACTCGTCCTTGCCGATGACGGGCGGGTCGATGTCGCCGCCACCGAACAGCTGCTGCAGGAGAGTGCTGACCCCAGCAAAACCGGCGTAGCGGAGCGGCATCAGCGCGACCGAGTGCAAAAGGGTGTAACCGAGCACATCGAGCCAGACGCCCCTATCACCGCGCCGCCGCAGCCAGGCGTTTACGACTTCCAGAAGGCCCGTGCCCAGCGCGAATTCTTCCTCGCGCAGCTTGCCGAGAATGAAGCCCGCAAGAGCAGCGGCGACCTGGTCGAGCGTCTGGCTGTCGAGAATGCTGCATTCGCCACCGGCCGCCAACTTCGGGACCTGCTGCTCGGGCTGCCCAAGCAGATCGGCCCGGAGCTGGCGGCAATAACCGACCCCTGGGAACTGGAACGACAGCTGATCGGCCACCTGCGGCGCGTGCTGGATGACGCCAGCCGCCTGAGTCAGGCCGATCTGGATCAGGCCCTGAACCCGAACTGACGCCATGAATCTTCAATACGCCGACGGTGCCGAGCAGTACCGCTCGGCGTACCTGCGGGGCCTTCAGCCAGACCCTGAGCTCTGGATTGATGAGTGGGCCGACGAGTACATGCGGATCCCGCGTGATACCGGCGCCGCCGAGCCGGGCCCGTACCGCACAGACCGCACACCCTATGCGCGCGAGCCGATGCGCTGCCTGTCGCCAAGTCACCCAGCCAAGCGCGTGGTGACGAAAGTCGCCTCGCAGATGATGAAGACGCAGATCGCCCTCAACTGGATTGGCGGCTGCATCCACATGGCTCCGGCCAACATCCTGATGCTGCTGCCCAGCCTGGGGCTGGCCAAGCGCGTCAGCGGCCGAGTGGACAAAACCATCAAGGCCACGCCTGTGCTGCGTGACCGCGTTGCCGGCTCCCGTTCGCGGGATTCGCGCAACACTCTGGACACCAAGGAATTCGAAGGCGGCACGCTGTTCGCCACGACCGCTGGCTCTGCTGCCAACCTCGCGGAAGTGTCGGCGCGCTTCATCTACGGGGACGAGGTCGACCGCTGGGATGTCGACGTCGACAACGAAGGCGATCCGATCGAGCTGGCTGAAACCCGGGGAACGACATTCGGCCGCAACGCCAAGTTCTACTTCTCCAGCTCCCCGACCATCAAGGGCGTCTCCCGGATCGAGGACCTGTTTCAGCAGGGCGACCAGCGTCACTACTACGTGCCATGCCCGCACTGCGGCGAACACCAGGTGCTGGAGTGGACGAACCTCAAGTGGGCCGACGACTTCAGCTGGGCCGGCTATCTGTGCTGCAACCCGGATTGCGGCGCGCTGATCGAGGAGCACCACAAAGGCCAGATGCTGGCCAACGGCGAATGGCGTGCTCATACCGAAGGCGACGGTGAAACGGTCAGCTTCACACTGAGCGCGCTGTACATGCCGCCCGGCTGGCTCGCCTGGGTCGACCTGGCCAAGCAGTACGCCAAGGCGCAGCTCGCTGCTGCGCGTGGCGATCTCGAGCCGATGCAGGTGTTCTACAACACCCGCCTGGCTCAAGTCTGGGACTCGGCGCAGGAGATGACCAAGGCCAGCGAGCTCAAGGCCCGGGCCGAAGAGTATCGCCTCGGTAGCGTGCCCACTGGCGCGCTGATCCTGACCGCCGCAGTCGATACCCAGGGTGACCGTCTCGAACTGCTGGTCATTGGATGGGGCGAAGGCATGGAGCGCTGGGTCATTGACCATCAGGTGATCCAAGGCAACCCAGCCGATGAGCGTACCTGGGCGGCGCTGGATGAAAGGCTGAAGACGCGGTACCGGCACAGCTCAGGCGTCGAGTTGGCCATCTGTGCGACGGCAGTTGACTCCGGCGGTCACCACACCGACGAGGTTTACCAGTTCTGCCGGCTACGCCGGTGGCGCAACGTGTTCGCCATCAAGGGTGCGAGCAAGCCCGGTCGCCCGGTTATCGCGCAGCGGCCCTCCAAGGTCGATGTGACCTGGAGAGGAACAACCGAGAAGCAGGGCGCCGAGCTCTGGATGATCGGCACCGACACGGCCAAAGACTGGATCTACAACCGTTACCCGCTGCTCGACGGCCCAGGCGCGCTGCACTTCTCCATCGACCTGGCTGATGACTTCTACGACCAATGCGTAGCGGAGCGGAAGATCACCCGCTACGTGAAAGGCCACAAGCGAATCGAGTGGGTGAAGGGCAAGGCCGACCGAAACGAAGGCCTCGACCTGCTGGTTTACAACCTGGCCATGGCCCATTACCTCGGCTTGCACCGAAACAAGGAAGCGGAATGGTCCAGGCTGCGCGCAGCAGTATCGCAAGGCAGCTTGTTCGCCGAGCGCGTTCCAGCGGCACCGGTAGAGGACGAAACGGAAGCAGCCGAGTCCGGCGACAAGCCGGCAGCAGTGCCATCGCCTCCACCGAGGCCATCGCCTCAGCCGGTCGGCCGGCGTCGATCCAGCAGCACCTACCTGACGCGGCGCTGACCGCACCGAGAGGCACACATGAGCGAAGCCCAACAGCGCCTGGCAGACGTCCGGGCGTCGATCAAGGACATCCTCGAAAACGGCCAGTCCGTGCGCAAAGGCGATCGCCAGCTTGACCGCGCACAGCTGGCAAGTCTGCGAATGCTTGAAGAGCAATACGCCAAGCAGGCCGCGGCCGAGCAAGCCGCTGCTCGTGGCCGTCCGCGTGTCACGCGGCTTTACAGTCGAGGCAAGGGCATCTGATGACACGTATCCGAGCGGTACCCAAGCGCATCCGCAACAGCTACGAGGGCGCCGGCACAGGCCGCCGTGCCCAGGGCTGGGATGCACCAGAAGGCGCCCTGAACGCCATCGCATTGCCGGCATTGCCGGCGTTGCGCAAGCGCTCTCGCGCCGCTGTAAAGAACGACCCCTACGCCTACAGCGCGATCGACAAACGGGTCAGCAACATCATCGGCACAGGTATCACGCCTCGCGCCTCGATACAGGACGCCACCGTACGAGCCGCCCTGCGGCAACTGTGGGAAGACTGGACGGACGAATCCGACGCCGACGGTCTCGCTGACTTCTACGGCCAGCAGGCCATCATCGCGCGGATGGTCGAAGAGGCCGGTGAATGTTTCGTGCGCCTACGCTATCGCCGCCCGGAGGACGGCTACGCGGTGCCACTGCAGCTGCAGGTGCTGGCGCCTGAGTACGTGCCGCTCGACAAGAACTTCAAGACGCGCGCCGGCAATATCGTCCGCGCAGGTATCGAGTTCAACGGCATCGGCCAGCGAGTGGCGTACTGGATGTACAGCACTCACCCGGGTGACGCGTTCACCGCTGGTATCGGCTTCAACACCCTGAACCGAATCCCGGCCGACCAGGTGTTGCACATCTTCGAGCCCACCGAAGGCGGCCAACTGCGTGGCGTTCCGCGTTTGGCACCGGTACTGCTACGCCTGAAGTCGCTGGATAACTACGACGACGCAGTGCTGTTCCGGCAGGAGGTGGCCAACCTGTTCGCGGGCTTTATCACCCGCAAGGCAGCGGAAGGCGTGCAGCCTGCTATCGATCCCATTACTGGCCAGCCGATCAAGGCCGACAGCGACGGAGCGCCGCTCGTAGGCCTCGAACCTGGCTCCATGCAGGAACTGATGGAAGGGGAGGAGGTGACCTTCTCCGATCCGCCAGACGCCGGTAGCACCTATGTCGACTTTATGCGGCAGCAATTGCAGGCTGCTGCTGCCGGTGTCGGGCTGCCTTATGAGCTCTTGACCGGTGACATGGGCGACATCAGTGACCGCGTGCTGCGGGTATTGCTGAACGACTTCCGTCGCCGCATCGAGCAGCTGCAGTTCGGCGTTTACGTGTTCCAGCTCTGCCGCCCTGTGCGCATCGCCTGGCTCGACGCGGCGGTGCTGGCGGGTTCGATCACGCTGCCCGATTACAGCCGCCGGCGCCGCGAGTATCTGCGCACCCGCTGGGTACCGCAGGGCCATCCGTACATTCATCCGGTTCAGGACGTGGACGGCAAGCTCAAGGAAATCAAGGGCGGGCTCGCCAGCCGCAGTGAACACGCTCTGCGCACTGGCTACGACGCCGAACAGATCGACGAAGAAAACGCCCAGGACAACGAGCGCGCCGCACGCTTGGGTCTTTCCTATGACAGCAACACCACCCCGGATCTGCCGGCACCAAGAGAGGAAGACGAATGAAATCGCTAGGCAAATACTGGGCGAGCCTCTGCCTTGCCCTGGTCATGCAGGGCGGCCGCGCGCTGCCCTTTCCCCGCATCCAGAATCTCGGGCCCAACGAGGAACAGCGCGAACACTGGTACAGCGTCCGCGCCGCGGGTGAGGGCAGTAACCGAGTGATTGAGGCCATGGTCTACGGTGAAATCGGTTACTGGGGAATCACTGCGGAGCAATTCGTCCGGGACCTGAAAGAGCTGGATGACGGCGTCTCCCGAGTCGTCGTCAGCTTCGCCACCATCGGCGGTGACTTGATGGATGGCATCGCCATTCACAACGCGCTCAAGGATCTAGGCGAGCGCTGTGAGGGCCGAGTGGTCGGCGCCTGTTATAGCGCCGGCACCGTGGCTGTGTGTGGCGCGCACCGCGTCACCATGGCTGAGAACGGGTTGTTCATGATTCACAACCCGAACATCGACTGGTTGTCGGGGGTTGAAAGTAGTGAGCTGCGAGCCTACGCAGACCTGCTCGACAAGACCCTCGAACTCATCATCACCTGCTACCAGCGCCGTGCGCTGACCATCAGTGATGAAGAGCTTCGCGCGATGATCGCCGCCACCACCTGGATGACCGCCGGTGAGGCCAAAGCGGCGGGCTTTGTCGACGAGGTGCTGACAGGTGTCACGGTCAAAGCCGCGCTCGGGAACATCAAAGTTCTGAACCGTTACCAGAACGCACCGCCGGAGGCGTTGGCGTTGGTAACCGATCAGCTCCCGCCCAATCCGCCCGCTGAACCTGAGCCTGATCCGGCGCCTGAACCTGAGCCAGCACCGGAAGACGAGCCAGACCCCGCCGCCCTGGCAGCACAGCTCACCGCTGATTGTGCTGCCGCGGGCCTCGGTAATGTCGCCTCGATCCTGATCAAGGCCAGCGGCCTCAAGAGCCGCGCTGTGGTTCAGGAGCATCTGGTTCGCGCCAAGGCGGTACGGGACCTTTGCGTACTGGCCAAGCTGCCCGGTGAGGCCGAAGCGCTCATCCAGGCGGGCGTCGACGTTGACCAGGCTCGGGCCCAGTTGTTCGAGAAAATCGTGGCCAATAGCAGCCAGGTCGAAATCGACAACAAGCCCCCGGCGCCGGATCACCAACCCGCCCCATCCACCAAAGCAGCAGACCCTGGCGCAATCTATGCCAGCCGTAAACCAACCGCCTCGAAAGGAGCGCATAAATGAGCATCAAAACTGAAGGCGTCCACGCCGGCGAATTCCTCCTTTCGGAGGCCAATGGGACCCGCAGCCGCGAGGAAATCACGCTTGCCGCGACCGCCGCGGATCTGCCCGCTGGCCAATTGCTGGGCAAGCTGACTGCCAGTGGGCACTACGCACCCTATGACCCCGAAGCAGACCCTGCTGATGGTAGCGAAACCGTAACGGCCATCCTTTGGGCTCCGGTAGGCGCGTCCACCGATGCCCAGCGTAGCGTGGGCATTGTGCGTGACGCCGAAGTGATCGAGCGCCTGCTCACCGGCCTCGACACGGCCGGAGAAATCGACCTGCTCGCCCTCGGCATCGTGGTCCGCCCCTAAACGCAACTGACAATCCGAAACCCTGAACCCCGCCGCTGCGGGGTTTTTCATTTCTAGGAGCCCACCATGGCCGAGATTTCCATTTTTGAAGACGAGGCGTTCAGCGTCCCGAACCTGGTTGCAACCATCAACGAAGAGCACCCGGTACCGGGCCAGATCGCCGCGATGGGCCTGTACAACGAAGAGGGCAGCCTCAGCGTTACCCAGCAGATCGAGAAGGACGGCGACGTTCTGGCGCTGGTTCCGGCAGCGCCACGCGGCGCGCCCGGCCACGTAGTTATCGCCAGCAAGCGTGAGCTGATCCCGTTCAACGCCGTGCACCTGCCGCAGACCTTCACCATCACCGCCGACGAGATCCAGGGCATTCGCGCTTACGGTTCGCGCACCGAACTGCAGGGCGTGCAGGATGTGGTCAACGCCCGCATCGAGAAAGCCCGTAAGCAACTGGAGCTCACCCACGAGTTCCAGCGCATCGGGGGCATCAAGGGCTTGATCGTCGACGCCGACGGCACCACCCCGCTGGTGAACCTCTTCCAGCGCTTCGGCATTACCCAGCAGACGCTGGCCATGCAGTTCGGTACCGCCGATGTCAGCGTCAAAGCTGGCGAGGCGCTGGATATGCAGGACGATGCTCTGGGTACCGCCACCGGCACTGGCGCCGTTGCGCTGTGCGGCAAGACCTTCTGGGCCAAGCTGATCGCCGATAAGTCCGTCAAGGACGTCTACGTGCAGTCCACCAAAGCGGATAGCTTGCTGGGTGATCGCCGTCAGGCTTTCACCTTTGGCGGTGTGCTCTGGGTACGTTACCGCGGCAAAGTAGGCGGCGCCGCGTTTGTCGGTGACGACGAGGCCTACCTGGTGCCGGAAGGTGTCGAAGACCTCTTCAAGTCGGTCTACGCCCCGGCCAACTACATGGAGACGGTCAACACCCTGGGCGTGCCGCACTACGCGAAGCTGGAGCGCCTGCCGTTCGACAAGGGCGTAATGGGCGAAGCCCAGTCCAACCCGCTCCACATCTGCACGCGCCCGCGCGCAGTGATCAAGCTGACCGCCTGACGATGTCGGGCTTCGGTAAAGCGCTGGAGGCGATGGATACAGCGATCGCCGCCAGCCTCAACGATGGCCTCGCCGACTACCTCAACGCTGCTGGCGTGGTGTTGGCTGAGGGGGTTGAGGCCATCCTTGATCGCGATGTCGAGCGGCTCGATACCCTCAGCGGCATGCTCGACCGAACGGTGACCATCACCGTTCGCAAGGGTCTGCTGCAGCCATTCGACCGCAAGGGCGCGTTCCGGCTCGACGGTAAAACCTGGCACATCGACGACATCGCTGTTGACGATGGCCACTGGCTCACCCTCTACGTGGTGCCCTGATATGCCTATCCGAGACGTCCAGAGCGAGATCATCGCTGCGCTGATCGCCCTGCTGGAGGGAATTCAACACGTGGAGGAGGGTGACGTACGCAACTTGCTCGACGCTGACGATCCCGGCCTGCCGGATGAGTTCATCGTCCTGCAGCCCGGCACTGTCGACGAGGTCGCCGGCCAGCATCCGCGCATGCCCAACAGCCTGCGCGAGCAGGTAGTGGTCAGCGTCGTGCTGGTCAGCAAGAAACGCCAGTACGCCGCCGGTCTGCGCGCCACTCGGCTCGCCATCAAGGTCGCCACGGCCGGTATGAAGTGCGGGCTGGAGGGTGTCAGCGGTGTCCAGTCAGCCGGCTTCCAGCAAGAGACGCCCGTGCCGCCCGGTGAGGGGCGGCGCTGGGCCGCACACGTCATGCCCCTGCAAATCACTTACGTCCAGCCGCTCAAGTAGCGGCCGAAGGAGAGAACCACATGATCCATGCACAAGACCGCTCGCTGATGGGCTTCGGCGTGACCAGCGCCAAACCGTGGCAGAGCCGCCGAGGTGTTGTCGAGGTAGGCAACTCCACCGCCCTGGCCATCCAGCACGCGACCGAAAAGAAGACGCTGCGCAACTACCGCACGGGCATCGGCAACAACAACGCCAAGAGTCAGATCACTGGCATCACCGGAAGCTTCACCCTGTACGACTGCGGCCCGTCGCAGCTCGCCATGGTGATCCGCGCACAGGTCACCGGCGTGTCGGCGGGAACGGTAGAGGGTGAGGTCCATCCTACCGGTGGCCTCGCGGCCGAGCACATCGTGTTCAAGAATCTGGTAGATACCACCCAGCCGGTCACCGTCGTTTCGCCGCCGGCCACTGCCAGCGTTGCAGCCGCCTCCGGCAATGCGGGCGATGGCACCATCGGTGCGGTGACCGTCAACGGTGCTGTATCGGGTGCCTATACCGCCAAGCTCACCAGCGCTACCGAATTCAGCCTGTTGGATGCGGCCGACCAGGTGCTGGGTACCGGCACGGTTGGAGAGGCGTTCAGCGCTGCGGGGCTGACGTTCACCATTGCCGAAGGCAGCAGCGCTTTCGTCGCGGATGATGCTTTCACCATCACCGTGGCAGCGGGTGAGGAAATGGATGCGGGCGTCGATTACATCGTCACGCCCTATGGCATCCAGTTGCCTGCCGGCTCTACGATCGGCGAGCGCGGGGTTATCGTCGGCTACACCAAGATCAAGGCCACCGTGGCCGAGATACTGAAGTCCGCGCCGACCGAGCAGCAGCTGCACTTCGCAGGCCTCAACGACGCGCAGGACGGCCTGGCCTACGACGCGACGCTGTGGCGGGTGAAGTTTGACGACATCGCCGAGTTGCCGCTCAATGGCGAGGAGTATGTCTCCTACAACGTCACCTTCGAGCTGCTGCAGGACTACACCCGCACCGGCGATGACCTGTCGCAGTACTACACGATTCGCCAGGCTGAGAAAGTGGCTGCTTGAGGCGCCCCGGCCAAGGATGGCCAGTGCCACATGGTTACGAGGCTGGCGATGTGATGGTAGATTCAAAAGTCATTCACGTTCAGGGACGGACTTCATGTCGCTAAAGAAATGCCCATCCTGCAGCGGGCAGGTATCAGGCTCAGCAAATGCCTGCCCTCATTGCGGCGATAATCTTGCAGCCCGCCGCAGTTGGTGGTGGGCGCTGGCAATAGTGGTAGCGGTTGGCAGCAGCGGGTTGGTTGCGATGACCAACAGGCCGGCAGCCCCCGAAGTGGTTCAGACTGCAGCACCAGTAGACCCTGTGCGTAAGCCGCAGCTTGCGGACGCGAAAAAGATACGGCCCGATCAGCTGAAAAACATCCCATCTGACTACCAGATCGATGTCGCGCAGATGGTCAATTTGTTGCGGCAGAAGCACCCTCGTTGCCGCGAATCATTGAACCCGCTCAATGTGGCGTTGGCGGCAAAGCAGGACAACGCGGCGAACCCAAGCTACTTTGCGCAGTGCGGTACCGGCCCGAAACCAGCGATTCTGTATTTCACCTGGATGGATGCGGTGAACCGGGTGATGCCAGTCCAGCCAGCGCCCACCCCGACGGTCGACCAGCGCGCCGCCGCAGATCAGTGCGAACTGGAGGCCAAGAAAAGGGCTTCGATACCCGCCACTGTAGACTTTTCCCGCGTCTGGCATTCGTCGTTTCAGGCGCACGACGACGGCACAGCGGTTTATCTGACGAGGTTCACCGCAAAGAACGCGTTTGGGGTAGGGCACGCCTATCAGGTCCGGTGCCTTTTCAAGGGCTTCGCCCTCACCAGTGCCAGTGTGTCACCCAGTGATTAAGGTCGCCGTTTTCCACCAACCCGCTTCGGCGGGTTTTTTATTGCCTGGAGAAATTGCATGGCCATCAAGGATCGCTTGATTCAGTTCGTTCTGCGCGGCAAGGATGAGCTGTCCCCGGCTGCTGAAAAGTCCGAGGCGGCGCTCGATTCGCTGCGGCAGGAGGCCGAACAGCTGGGGCAGGCGTTGGACCAAGCGAAAGAGGCCCAGGGGCTGAGCAAAGCCCTACAGCAGACCGAGCGAGCCACTGCCCAGGCGCAGCGCAACCTCGAGCAGACCGAGAAGCAGATCGAGGATCTGCGCGAGGCGCTGAACAAGACGCCGGAAGCTGCAGGCCTGCAACAGTCTCTGAAGGAGGCGGAGCGCGAAGCTGCGCGCGCGCGGCGGCAGCTCAATGGGCTGACCACGCAGTTGGATGACGTGAGGTCCGCTGCCAAGGGCGCAGGTATCGACACGGACAATCTGGCAGACGAAGAGCGCCGGCTGGCCGCCGAGGTTGATAAAGCCCAGGGGGCAGTAAAAGAAAACAACCAAGCGCTGAAGGCCGCACAGCGCGAACACAACGCCGCTGCCCGCGCCGCCGCGGAACACACATCTCGCATCAACACTGCACGCGAATCCATGTCGCGGGGTGCGAAGCAGGTGCTGGCCTTCGCCGCCGCCTATGTATCGCTCAATGCCGCCTTCGGCCTGGTACAGCGCGGCCTGAACGTTGTGCGTGATGGCATCTTCGCGATGCTGAAAACCGGCGACGAGTTCGAAGGGCTCGACACTCGCATGGCCTCGCTGATGGGCAGCCTGGCCGCCGGTGAGCAGGCGACCGAGTGGATCAAGCAGTTCGCCAAGGACGCGCCGCTCGTCCTGCAGGAGGTTACCGAGTCCTTCGCGCTGCTGAAGTCCTACGGGCTCGATCCCATGGACGGCTCCCTGCAGGCGCTGGTCGACAAGAACGAACAGCTTGGCGGCGGCATGGAGCGGCTGCAAGGTATCGTCTCTGCGGTTGGCCAGGCGTGGGCGAAAGAGAAGCTGCAGACCGAGGAGATCCTGCAGCTGGTCGAGCGTGGCGTGCCGGTCTGGCAGATGCTCGCGGACGTCACCGGCAAGAATGCTGCTGAGCTTCAGGATCTGGCCAGCAAGGGCAAGTTGGGGCGCGACGTCATCAAGCAGCTGGTGGCGGAGATCGGGAAAAGCGCGGATGGTGCTGCGGCGGCCAACATGGGCCGGCTCAGCGGCATCATGTCCAACCTGGCCGATACCGCCACCGATTTCTACAACCGCATCGCCAACGCCGGCGCGCTGGAGTATGTGAAGGGCCGGCTGATGGAGCTGGCTGAGACCATCGACCAGATGGACAAGGATGGCCGTCTCGATGCGCTGGCCACCTCGCTGAGCAACGCCTTCATCCAGGGCGCGCAGTGGGTCGAAAACTTCGCATCAAAGCTGCTGACGGTCGACTTCGCCAAGCTGACCACCGACAGCAGCAACTGGCTGAACAGCTTCGGTAGCCATCTTGATGCTGCTGCCCAGCGTGTCCAGCTGTTTGTCGCGCCGTTCCGCACGTTGTTCAACGGACTGACGGCGGGTCTGTCGGGATTCGCCGCGCTCATCACCGGCAAGATGAGCGACATCCTTGGTGCGGTTGTAAAGGTTGCGGAGTACCTGCCGAACATGCTCGGCGGCGAAAAGCTTCGTGCTGCGGTTGCCGATGCGCGTGGCGTGCTCGACGGGCTGACCGAGGGCTTCAGGGAGCAGGTCGAGCAGGACGGCAAAGACATCGCCGCTGCCTGGAGCACCACTACCGAAACGGTGAAAACCAAGGCCGCCGAGCAAACCGCTGCGGTCAAGCAAGAGGTCGACGACCAGTTCGAGCACATCGTCCAGCGCGTGACGGACATGAACAACGCGCTCGCCCAGATCGATGCGGCCGAGGGTGCCGCCCAGCTCAAGCAGTTGGGCGAGGAGATGTACAAGGCCTACCAGCGCGGCGACCTGAGCCAGCAGCAGTTCGCTAGCGGTATGGCGATCGTTCACGCGCGGCTCAAAGAGCTGGGGTCTGCTGCCGGTGGTGCCGCTGGGTTCGTCTCCGATCTGGAAGACAAGCTGGGTGACCTCTCCAAGGTCCAGGCGGCTATCAGCAATGCAAAGACCGACGTTGACATCAACAACATCCGCACGGCGCTGAAGAAGCTCTACGGCGATGGGCAGATCACCGCTGCCCAGTACAACGAGGAGCTGAAGAAAGCCGCTGATCGGCAGCGTGAGCTGAAGGGCGCTATCGACGATGGTGCTGCGGCGCAGGCGAAGAAGAACGCCGCCGACAAGGAAGCCATCAAGACCAGCGAAGATCTGCGCCGCGAATCCGGCAAACGCATGGAAGAAGAGCGGCGGGCCAGTGGCGAGGCAGTGGAGTTGCAGCGCAAGCAGTCCAGTGATGCGCAAAGCGGCGTGGCTGCCATGGGTGGCTTCGTTGATGCCGTGATGGGCACCGCGCGTGGTGGAGTGTCGGCGCTGAGTCGTGCAGCGCTGGAGGCCTTTGACCGGTTGCGCGGCATTAGCACTGCGGCGCCAAGCATCGACACCAGCGGCCTCGACGCAACCCGGCGCAGCCTGGAGCAGGTGAGCAAAGCACTGGAGGAAGTCGAGTATGCGGTGCTGCGGTCGTCGTCAGGCTCGCTGACCAAGTGGGCCAATGAAACCCAGCGCGACAGCCTGAAAACTCAACAGGCATTTCTCAGCCAGAAATCTGCCCTTCAATCGCTGATGGATGACTACGAGCGCGGCAGCATCAGTGCGCAGCGGTTTGTGCGCCGGGCAACGAGCATGCGCAGTGCGATGAGCCTGCTCGATGAGTCCGATCTGTCTGGCCTGAGCTCCGCTATCGAGGCGGCAAACCAACGCATGGAGCAGATGGCCAACTCCACCCGTTCCACGCTGGAGGGCTTGCAGGACGAGCTGGACAACCTGCAAGGGCGTACCGAGGACATCGAGCGTCGTCGTTTTGCCAGCCGCCGGCGAGAGCTAGAGGCGCAGCTGGCGGAGGCCAATGCCCAGGGTGACAGCCAGGCGGTGGCCAACGCCGCGCGGGCCCTTGGCATGCTTCGGCAGATCGAGTCCGAAACAGCGCAACAACGCCAGCGGGAAGAGCAGCAGAAGCGCATCGATGCTCAGCAACAGCCGCAAGGTGCTGCGCCGCAGCAAGCCCAGGCACCCGGCAAGGTGATCCGCCTGGAGGTGCCGGGCCGGCAAGCTGTCGACGTGGCTGTGCGCAGTGAGGCCGACGAAACCAAGCTGCTCGGCGTTCTCGAAAGCGCCGGGCTGAGGAGTCTGTAATGGCGTTGACCCTGGATAGCGTTGACCTGGCGGACGATCCCGACCTGGGCGGCGACCAGCTGCAGTGGATTGATGAATGGGAATGGGACCCGGTCGAGCAGGAACAGGAGCGCAGCCTGAGCGGGGCGCTGATCATCCAAGAAGGTGTGAAGCTTTACGGGCGCCCGATCACGCTGAGCAGCAACGGCGGTGCCTGGTTCACCCTGGCCAAGGTACGCGAGCTGGAGGCGCTGGCGGCAGCGGCGGGGCGAGTAATGTTGCTGACCCTGCCGACCGGCGCCACGCATCACGTCACCTGGAACCGCGCCGCTGGCCCCGCTGTGCAGGCCGCGCCGCTGTTCCGCCGGGTAGCCCCGTCGCCCGACTGGCTGCACGAGCTGACCTTGCGGCTGATCACCGTGGCGCCGCCGCCCGACCCTGAACCCCAACCAGATCCCGAACCCTGACCAGCCCGCCCCGTGCGGGCTTTTTGTTGCCTGGAGATTCATGGCATGACGATCAACGTCACCGATGTGAAGCTGCTCAAGAGCCAGCGCCTGACCGATGAAGACGACGGCGGTGGCCGTGCCACCGGCAATGCCGTGGTATCCGGCGAGGTCAACAACGTATTCCCCGACATCAGCCGACTGGACCGCACCACCGGCCGGATCAACCTGCGCAAGCTGTACGGCGGGCCGATGACGCAGAACGCCGATGCCTACCTGGGCGCGCATGCCATCGTCACCAAGGCGCCGGCGGACCCGCGCGTGAGCGTGCTGCTGTTCAACACCGGCAGCCAGACCGATGAGCGCCGCGACGCCCGCAATGCCATCGAGAGCTACGTCGCGGCGGCCACGACTGCGCAGTTCGATCTGCTGGGTACCCAGCTGGCCGGGCAGCGTGCAATCGCCTGCGTACAGCGCGAGGAACAGCGCGTGCCGGAGATCGGCGACGTATACCAGCTGGTGACCGCTACCGCCTCGCAGTACGTGCGCCTGACCGGTGTGGACGCCAGCCTGGAGCAGTTCACCTACGACTACGGCAACGGCAACTTCGTCAACTTCACCCGCCGCCGGCTCGATCTCTCGATCAGTGCGCCGCTGCTCGGCGAGTACCCGGGCGGCCAGGTCACACCGGCCGGCACCTCGGCTACCGCCCTGGATGGCAAGGCCAAGGCGCGGGTGCTCAGCACCCAAGTCGCGGACGCGGCCCGTTACTACGGCATCAGCCCGCTGGCCGAGGCCATTGCGGCCGGCTCGCTCAACCTGCGCGTGCAATCGGTGTATAGCCAGCTGGTGCCCAGCACCACCAAGGAATCGGCGCTGGTCGACGTGCTGGGCGGTTACCAGCGGCAGCTCTACCTGCCGGCCGGGCCGGTGCGCTCGGTGAACCTGACCGTTGCCGCCGGTGCGGTGGCGGGCGAGTCACGCACCTTCCTGGGGACCGGCTGCGCGCCGGGCACGCTGAGCATCACCGCCAACGGTGGCACCTTCGCCGACGACAACAAGGGCGGCTTGCGCTTTGTGTCCGGTAGCAACTGGATCAGTTCGGGGCGTGTGGACTACCAGACGGGCGAGGTGACCCTGGTGCGCACCGGTACCAGCTGGGCCGGCTCGGCCACCGGTAGCTACCGCCCGGGCGCGGCGGCAACCGGCGATACCATCACCGGCGAGCTGGAGATCAGCCTGGGCAACCGTGGCTACGTGTACACGCTGAACCTGGCCGACGCCATTCCGCGTGCCGGCACGCTGTCCGTCAGCTACATGGCGCTGGGCAAGTGGTACGAGCTGCGGGACATGGGCGACGGCCTGCTGACTGGCGAAGGCGCGGGCACCATCAGCCTGGCCACAGGCTCGGTGTCGCTCACCCTCAATGCATTGCCCGATGTCGGCAGCTCGCTGATCTACAGCTACGTCAGCTCGGCAGACAACGCCATCACCCAACGGGCCGGTGGCAGCGTGGTGCCGAAGCTGGAAGTGCGGCATACCCTGCCAGGTGGCGGCGTGCTGCCGGGCTCGGTCACCGTGACCTTCACGGCGGGTACCGAGCGCACCCTGACCGACGATGGGCAGGGTGTGCTCAGCGGTGGCGGCGGCACCGGCACCATCGCTTATGCGACGGGTGAGATCGTCATGGAGCTGGCTGCAACTCCGTCCGGCGGCATTGCCTACAGCTACCAACGGGGCGCGGTCGAGGGTGATGCGCTGGCCGTATCCAGCGATGGCAGCGGCATGGCGACCTTCACCGTTCCCGGTGCGCCGCTCAAGCCCGGTTCCGTGCGCGTGGACTGGATGACCACCCGCCGCCAGGCTGCGCCGGCCATCAACTGGCAGGTGATCGAGAGCGGTAACGCGCTGCCCATCTACGATGGGCTGCGTGACCTGGCCAACAGCGCGAACGACAACGGCAACGGCGGCTGGCAGGCCGGCCGCGCCGGTACCATCAACTACAGCACGGGCCAGGTGACGCTGCAGGTCGCGCAGCTGTACGACTACGTCGAGTACATCTACAGCAACAGTGCGCGTGAGAGCTGGTTTGGTCGTGTCACCGAGCCGGTGCTGGTCACCACGCCAGTGCAGGTGCGCGAGCAGTTCGGCGGCACCTTGTCCGTCGCTGCACAGGCAGCGGGTGTGAGCACCGAGCCGCAGACCAGCAGCCAGGCCCAACCGCCGATCACCGTGGAGCTGCTGCCTGGCGTGGCCGACGCCATCGTGCCGGGCTCGCTGCTGTTCAGCTGGAACGGCGCGTTGTACACCGACCGCAGCGGCATCCTGTACCGGGACGTGGCCAGCAACACCAACGGCGGCACCGCCGTGGGCAGTGTCGACTACGTATCAGGGGTTGCCACGCTGAACAGCTACGCCGGCAACGCCACGGGTGCGGTCGTGCTGCTGGCTTGCCTGACGGCCTCGGCCGGGTTCAGCGTCACCGGGGCGACGTTCCGCACGCCGGGCGCGCCCCTGCGCGAAGGCAGCATGCAGGTGACCGTGGTGCGCACGGATACCGCCGCGATCGTAACCGCCGCCTCGAACCTCAATGGCGAGTTCAGCAGCGGTATCGTGCACGGCACTGTCGATGCGGCCACGGGTATCGCCCGCCTGCGCTTCACCTCCAACCCGGCTGACGAATCCGGGGCCAGCGACGTGCCGGTGATCCCGCTACTGCTGCGTTACAACGCGGTGGTGCAGACCCGCCTGCCGCTCGATGCCGGGCTGTTGGGCCTCGATCCGGTACGGCTGCCGGCTGATGGGCGTGTGCCGATCTACCGCGACGGCGATGTGCTGGTGATCCATCACACCGCCGAGACGCTGGTGGCCTCGCCGGCGGCGGGCGGCACCCTGCAACTGGAGCGTGACCAGCAGGCCGAGATCGAGGTTGTCGATGGTGCCGGTACCGTGCTGCGCGCCGAATCCTATTCGGTCGATCGCGCAAACGGCACCGTGACCTGGGGCAACCCGCTGGTGTTGCAGGATGCCGAGGGCAACCCGCTGGGCCTGCCCTTGATCGTGCGAGACAGGGTGGAGCATATGGCGATGGTGACCGAGGTACAGATCACCGGCGAGCTGGGCATCAGTTCGCCGCTGCCCTGGGATCTGCCGGCCGGGGAGGCGCAAGTCTCCAGCGCGGTGGCATGGGGCGATCTGCAATCGCGCATTCACACCTGGTTCACCCAGCAGACCTGGAGCCAGGGCGCGCCGAACTGGACGGACGCACCCATCGGCAACACCACCACGGCGCAATACAACAGCCTGAGCTACCCGCCGATCATCACCAATGCCGGCGGCATCTCGGGCAAGTGGGCGCTGGTGTTCACCAGTGCCACCGCGTTCAACGTGGTGGAAGAGCAACTGGGCGTGATCAGCACCGGCAACACCTCGACCGACTGCGCGCCTATCAACGCCCTGACCGGCGAGCCGTACTTCACGATCCGGCGCGACGGCTGGGGGAGTGGCTGGGCTGCGGGCAACGCGGTGCGATTCAACACCGACTCGGCGCTGGGGCCGATGTGGGCCATCCGTACCGTGATCAGTGGGCAGGGCACGGTAGACGATGACAAGTTCGAATTGCTGGTAAGGGGGGATGCGGACTGATGGCCGTACATTTTTATCATCGCGATCAGCCTGGAAGTCCGGCGCTGAGTTTCACCACCTCATCCAACTCTGTAGTCCACTGGGAAGGGCTGGTGGCGGTGCTGAAGGGGTGTCTTGTATCGGGCTACGGTGATCAGCAGCCGGCAGGTTGGGAGCTAATCGCGGAAGGCTCAGATCACCTTGTCCTGCGCAGCGGGAGCCATTCCGGCTATGTATGCCTGTCATTTGCGGCATCGGCCGTAATCATTTCAGTTGCGGAGACGTTCGCCGGCATTACGGATGGGCTGATTCAGGGTGACGGTGCCAAGTCTGGTGTTGCGGTTGGCTCGACGATTCCTCACAAGTTCATGGCGCGGCACTTTGCGCACGCCTCCGCGAACTCAAGTTGGTTTGTCATGGCGGATGCGAAAACGTTCGTCCTCGCCAAGACCGGCACCAGCAGCCCAGCGAGTGAAGAGTTGATTGGCAACAATGGAAATGGCTACGCCCAGACGGCCATCTACATAGGCGAGGATGCCGAAGGTAACTTCATTGCCTGCGGTGGTCTCAACACAACGAGTGCCCTAGGTACCCAGTGTTGGGTTACGGGGTTTACTGCACTGCGTGATCCGGCAACGGGGTTGTTGGTTGACGCCGGCACGTTGGATTATGCGTTTCCCGGACATCACAGCATCAATATGACTGCGACGGGCCATGCTACGGCATTGCCCGACGCTCAACTGGTGTCGATCGTGTGGACCAGTGGTGGTGCTGTGTCCAGGCTTCGCGGCGTGTGCATGGAGCCTCGCATAGGTCTGTCGAGTTGTAGCGTCGGCGCGCAAATGCTTGGGTACCCGGGGCCCCTGATGTCCCGAACGGCACACACTCCGATCGATCTCGGCGATGGGTTCGCCTATGTGATCGCCCCCAGGTTTGCCGGCCAGGGCACGCTGTTCCTGGTGACGGATAACCCGGAGTTCTGGTGATGACCTCTATTGCAGCGCCGTATGTGAAGGCAGTGCCGGGCTATACGGTGCCGCCGAAAATCGTGGTGCAGTTCCGAATGCTCAGGGATGGTGAAGTGACACCTGGGCGCAAGGTAGTGCGTGTGTACCGGGATTGGGATGTGGTCCAGAAGCTGGATCTGTCATTCGAGGCCGAGCTGGGCGAGTTCTCGCGAGCGTTGACGCTTGATCTCGCGACCTTGCTTGACCAAGGGACCTGGCTTGTCGCTGGGCTGGATCTGGCACCGCCTAAACGGACGCGCGCGGCTTACCTCTCGTTCTCGGAGACTGGTGTTTACACCTTCAACATCACCTCGGGCGAGGGCGGGGGCCAGCAGGGCGACCCCGGCCAAGTGTCGGGCCTCGTCCGCGTCGAGCGGTTGCCGGCGAATCGCGAGATTGTGCTAGTCGAGCGGCCTGCGGATGGTGTGTGGCGCCTGGCGGGCTACGGCCCGACGCCGGGTGGCAGCGGTGACATCGACGTGCGGGTGGTGGGCGGGGATGTCTATGCCATGGCGGTGGATGACTACGGTGTGCAGTTCGTCGCTGACTTGGCCGTGCAAGTTGGCCAGCGCATCCGTCCGACGCAGTACAGCGGCTGGGTGTATGAGATTACCCAGGCAGGGCAGCTGCCTTCGGTTGAGCCGGTGTGGTGGGCGGCTGCTGGGGAAAACCCATCCCGCCCGCTGGGCACAGCGCTTGCCGTGGCTCATCGTTACTTTCAGCCGATTGCACTAGGGCCGGGGCCGGTCGAGGTAGTCTGATGATCAGCGTTTCAATCAGTGGAGGCTGGGGCCGTGCGGCCTCGGTCGACTGCCCTGCGTCTGCAATCCCCTGGGATGCCTTGCGCCCGGTCGACCGCCGCGCTGCCGCTCGTTGGCGTATCGCAGGCGTTGCGGATCGCCGTGCAACAGCTGCGCCTTGGGCGCGGGTGCCTGCGCGTGACCTGCAGCGGGTGAGTCGCTGGGGCGTTGCGGGCGTGCTCGATGCACCGGCCAGCGCGCAGCCTTGGGGCTGGGTGCCAGCCAAGGATCTGTCGGCGGTCGGGGGGTGGGATCGAACCATACAGCCGCGTGACCTGCGTCTGCGGCTGATCTACAACCCGAAGCCGGCCCGCAAGGATGTGGCCATCGCGGCAGGTCATCGCCGAGTCAACGAGTTCGGCCCGCGCTTCAATGCCGAGACGGCCCTGCAGGACAGCCTCTACGTGCCTGGCCCCAACTGGCTAGTGTTCGAGTTCGGCGGCCGGCCGTACTTCCCCAGCACGGCGCCCAGCGTCTTCTTCGACTTCCGCTACGTGCCAGCCACGCCTGCGATTCAGCCGACCGACATGCGGCCGGCGAAGGTGCGCTGGCAATCGGCGCGGCGCCTGAGCCTGAGCAGCACGCTGCCTTGGGGCAGGGCGCGGCAGGTCGATGGCGCGCTGACTGACATGCCTTATGTCGATTACCCCGGCCCGGTGAAGCCGTTGCCCGAGCCGCCACCCGACCCCGAGATTCTGGATACCTACATGATCGCCAACACCGTCAACCTGGTGGTGCTGCCCAGTCGCACGCCGATCGAGGCGAAGAACGTGCGGGTAGCGTTGGATGCTGACTCGTTCAGCTGGAGCTTCAGCGCCGACATCTTCACCCAGGCCGCCCTCGATCTGGTGCGCCCTGATGCCGCCGGCGCCAAGACGGTCGAGCTGGATATCAACGGCTGGAAATGGGTGGTGCTGGTCGAGCGCTACAGTCGGCAGCTGCGTTTCCCTGCGGAGGCCTACAGCATCAACGGGGCAACCCGTCCGCAGCTACTGGCCGCGCCCTATGCGCCGTTGCGCACCAGCCTGAACAACGCACCGATCAACGCCGCCCAGGCGGCCGAGGCTGAGTTGCTGAACACGGGGTTCACCCTCAACTGGCTGGCCACTGATTGGCCGCTTCCAGCCGGTGCCTTCAGCTACCAGAGCCAGACCGCCATGCAGGTGATCGCCCGGCTCGCCGAAACGGTAGGCGGGGTAGTGCGCCCCACGCGGGATGCGGATGCGCTGGAGGTTGTGCCACGTTACCCGGCGCCGCCCTGGGCCTGGGAAGATGTCGATACGCCGATCAGCCGTATCATCCCGCCCGCGATGATGACCGAGCTGGGCGGCGAGTGGACGCCGCAACCGGCTTGGAACGCCTGTTACACCTCGGGCACGTCGCACGGCGTGAGCATGCTCGTCCGCCGCGCGGGTACCGCTGGCGACAATCCGACACCGGACGTGTTCGAGGACTGGCTGACCGACCAGCCGGCCAACCAGGCGCGTGGCATTCACGAGCTCAGCAAGGGCGGCAACATTGAGATCGTCAGCTTCACCATCCCGTTGTTCCCGTTCGCAGACGACCACGGCGTCGGCCTGGTGCTGCCGGCGCAGCTCTGCCGCGTACCGGAGTCTTCCGGCGCCTGGGTGGGGCTGTGCCTGGCGGTAGATATCAGCGCCGAGGGCACCGGCGCGGTGCGGGTGAAACAGCAGATCAAACTGGAGCGGCACCACTGATGGCCACGACGAACCCCTGGAAGCGCTTCATCGGCCTGCTGCCCGGCGGTGTGCGCACCGTTGCGACCGTGCGCAGTATCGATTCCATCTCGGGCCTCAGTGAGGTGGAACTGCGCACCGGTACTCGCATCACAGTGCGGGGCGTCGACGTGCCGGTAAGCAGCAAGGCCTACATCGCGGACGGCACGATCACCGGCCCCGCGCCGGAGCTGCCGCATTTTGATGTGGATGTGTGA